CTCGATGGTCGATAAGCAGAAGGGCTTCGACTATCTGCGCGAGCACGGCCAGGGCGGCATGATCATCGAAACCGTGCCGGCGCCGACATTGGGCGCGTGGGCGCGCAAAGAGGTTGAGGAAACCGGCCGCGAGCTTCCGGACGATGTCTTCACCACGTCGGTCGTCCGCTCAGTGTCGCTGCGACGATCGCGATGAAACCCCGCTACACTTTGAAAGAAGGCAAACCCGTCATGGCGAACGACATCGTGCCGGCGAGCAAGTCCGCTCTGCCGGCCCACCTCCAAGGAAAGCCGAAAAACGTGAACTGGGGCGACATCGATCCCAGGCAGCGGATGCTGCCGCGCATCAAGCTTCTGCAGGCGACCTCGCCCGAGTGCGCCGACTATCCCGGGCAGGCCAAGGCCGGCGAGTTCTGGCACACCACGCTCACCGAGAGCTTGGGACCCGAGATCCTCGCGGTGCCGATCATGCGCCGCCAGACCTATAACCTCTGGGCGCCGCGCGTCCCCGGCGAAGATCGCGGCATCCTCGCCCGCGCGCGGGACTTCATCCACTGGGATCCGCCTGACGGCGTGTTCCAGGTTCGCTTCCCGATGAACCCGAAGACCTACACCTGGAAGACGGCGCGCACGGTGCGCGAGTCGGGCCTGGCGGAGTTCGGCACCAGCCGCGACGACGATCCGAAATCGCCGCCGGCCGCAACGCTGACCTTCGAAGTTCTCTGGTTCCTGCCGGATTACAACACGCTCGCGCTCAGCCTCAACACTCGCTCCGGCGTGAAGGAAGCGCGCAAGCTGTTCGCCATGGTCGACGCCAAGCCGACCAACCCGTTTTTCCAGCGCTACAAGATCTGCTCGGTGCGCAACCAGGGCCCGACCGGCGAGGTCTACTACGGCTACAAATACCGTGGCGACGGCTACACCGACGAGGCGCTCAGCGCGATCACCGAACCGATGTTCGCGGCCTGGAAGGACGTCGCGTTCGCGAGCGCCGACGAGGAGGAGGAAGTCGACGCCAGCGAGACGCACCGCGCGCCCCGCCGCTACGACGCTTCGTCGGATCGTGGCGCAACGCCGATGATGCAGAAGGACGGCGCCGTCATAGATGACGACTCGATCCCCTTTTGAACAATGTCAGTATGTGTAAAATGCGGCGGTGAAGGACCGTTCTATGCGAACCGCCCTTACCGCTGCATCAAATGTGACAACGCCGCCTCCAAAGCATACCGGGAGGCTAATCGAGAAAGGCTTAAAGCCTATGACTCGGAACGAATCGCCCTTCCTCATCGCGTCCTTGAAAAGAATCGATACAGAGCTGAGCATCCTGAGATTTATCGCAAGATTCGTAAGGCATGGATCAAGCGGAATCCTGAAAAGCGTGGAGCGCAAGAAAAGCTTCGAGATGCTGTCGCAAGAGGCAAGATCGTGAAACCAGAATCTTGTCAGAGATGCGGATCACAAGGTCGCATCCATGCGCACCATGCTGATTATGCGAAGCCATTAGAAGTTGAATGGCTTTGCCATCGATGTCACGCCAATGAGCACTGGACGTGACTCAAACTCCCCCGGAGCAACCGACTATCTCTCGACTGCGCAAGCTGATCGCCCTAGCCGAGGACCGCCGGGGGGATTCCAAGATTCGTAAGATCGCGCAGGCCAAGCTTGCGCTCTACGCCCGATTTTACCCTGGCCTCATCCGCGAGAAGAAGCCCAATGATACTGCCCGCAAAGATCGACTTTGAGCGCTTCCTTATCCTCGTCGCTTTTGAACCGCTGATCGCCTTCCAGCGGCTTGAATTCGGCTGGGCGGTTGCAACCCCGAGCGAGGCTTATTACGCGCCGGCGACTCATCCTGGCGGCGGCAATTTAACCAACGACTTTGTCGAGCATCTCGGCCGCTCCTTCCTCACGCGAATGGGGAAGCCCGCGCTGCGTACGCTACGGCCGACGGCGAAGCCGATCATGACCACAGCGCTTATTCGCCACATAGAGGCCAGTTTCGGCCACGTCGATCCGCAAGCAGGGTTCGCCAAGGTCGCCGGCGATCATCCCGCCATGATCGAATTCGCAACCCAAGTCGTTATCCAGGCGATGGATGAGCACGGGCGGCCAGATCTGCAGGCGGCGATGAGCACGCTCAAGCTCGAGCTGATGAGCGATGCGCTCGACCTGGTGATCCAACATGCCGAATCGGCGCGCGAGCTCTGCGAGGTGAGCACTCCGCCGGCGATGCAAATCCGGATGCACCTCATGCAGTCGGTCCAGGCGATGAAGACCGCCCTCGAAATGATGCTGAAGCCATGAACGTCCCCTGCGAAGTCGAAGAGGTCGAACTCGAGAACGACGAGGGCCGCACGGTCGACGGCGTCGAGGTCGTCTGCAGCCGCTGCGGCCATAGCACCGAAAGCTTCGGAACCGGCGAGGCTTCGATCCGGCGCTGCCTCGCTCTTCTGCGCGAGGAATGTCCAAAAAAAGAACGCAACTTCTACGAGGAAGCATGAGCGACATCGAATTCGAAAAAGGGATTCCGATTCCGCGCGCGAAGAATAAAGCCCCAACTCAGTTCTCGCGCATGGAGGTGGGGGACAGCTTTGTCGGCGGCGTCAATGAGGCCGCCGCGCTGCAGCGCCACTGCGAGCGTCATGGCTGGAAGTACTGCCGCCGAATGCTTGAAGGCGAGCCTCGTATGTGGCGGCTCTGGAGGATTGAGTGAAAAAGGAAGCGAAACAAGCGGACGAGTTCATCGAGGCGCTCGAAACGATTGCGACGTTCTTTCCCGACGCGGCGACGCTGCGACGCTACTGCGGAGACGCGTTCGAAGACGCCCCGATGACGCCGGAAGGATTCATCGACTTCACGCGCGAATTGCTCGCCGCAATCAAGGAGATTCGAAAGGAATACGAATGAACCTTGAATCTCGCTACAAAGCAGAGCTCGTCAGCGACTGTAAGGAGCTCGGCGCTTACGCGCGGCGGCACGAGGATAAGTACGCGCTCGGCCTCCTCGACATGTCGATCAAGTTTCCCGGCCATCCGCATCTCCTGGCCGAGGGCAAGCTCGCCCACTATCAAAAGTTCGCTCCGACGCTGCGGCAGTGGGTTGAGGGCAATAACTACCAGGCGGCAGGCGGCCTCTGCTGCCTCATCGGATGGGATCCGAAGACCAAGCTCATGTTCATCCACGAATGGGCCAGGGAGGCGTCCAAGGGCGGCTCCTGGCCTCCTGGCGGCGGGGAGCCGTGCGCTCAAACCCTGAAGGATTGGCTCGAATGGATAAGACAAAGACCCACGGTGACTTCAGCGACGTCGCCGCTTTAGCGCAGAAGCTCAAAAACGACGTTGGCGACGGCGATGGCATAAAGCTTAACGCAGCGAGTCTTGAGGCGATCAGTCAGATCTTTACGCGGATCGCGCGCATCGTTTACGGCGACGAGAACCATCGCAAGCACTGGGAGGACATCATCGGATTCTGCCAGGAGCGTCTTGGCCCGACGCCGAAACCCGACAAAACCATCGAAGACGACATTCATCGCCTGGTGCGCTCGCTTCCGACCGTCCGGATGGAGAAGGCCAATGGAACTCCCTGAAGTCTTGGAACAGGTCGAAATCGCGTTCGACGCCCTGGCTGCGCTGCGCAGCAATCTACCGGAGGTATTGTCAGACAGCGCCGCGCTCGCGCTGGGGCAGGCGTTCGGGGCAATCGCAGTGGCGAGGCTTCTGATCGAGCGCGAGATGACGAAGAGGCCGCACTGATGCAACTCGATCCGGTCCAGGTCGAAGCGCTGAAGTTCGCCAGGGGCAAGCGCGGCGTCGGTTACTTTATGGAAATGGGGCTCGGCAAGACGCTGACCGCGCTCGAGGAGTTCCGCCGCACAGTCGAGGCGCGGATCGCCACTCGCATGATCGTCGTGGCGCCGAACAGCTTCAAGCAAGGCTGGGCCGACGAGGTCGAGAAGCACGGCCTCAACTTCGACGTCCATGTCTTCGTCTCTGGCGCGAAGGCAAACGAGAAGTGGCTGTCGATCGTCAAATACGAGAAGCCGCCGATCCTGGTCATCAACTACGAGGCGATCCGCGCGCCGGCGGTCCTCCTGCGCCTCACGGCCTGGATGCGGATCAAGCCGACGATGGTCGTGTTCGATGAGTCGATTCAGATCAAGACGCACGACAGCCTGCAGACCAAGGCGGCGCTCGCGCTGGCGATCGAGGCGACGTTGACGCGCTGCCTGACCGGCTTGCCACAAACGCAAGGTCCGAACGACCTCTACCCGCAGCTGCAGGCGCTCGGCCTTTTCAAGGGCATGAAGTTCTGGGCGTTCCGGAACACCTTCTGCGTCATGGGCGGCTGGGAGAATAAACAGGTCGTCGGGGTCAAGAACGCCGAGGATCTGGCTGCGGCGATGTCGCCGGCGGTGTTCCAGGCGCACAAGTCCGACTGGCTTCCGGATCTGCCGCGCAAGGACTATTCGATCCGGACCTATGAGATGTCCGGCGAGCAGGCGGCGCAGTACAAGCAGATGCACGACGAGTTCGTGCTCGAGCTCGAAACCGGGAACGTCGCCGTCGACGTCGCGGTGACGAAATACGAGAAGCTGAGCCAGATTCAGTGTGGCTTCATCATCGATGAGGGCCAGGCGGTGCGCGAGCTCGTCCAGCCGACGCAGAATCCGCGGCTGACCGTCCTGCGCGACCTCCTCGAGCAGATCCCCGGCAAGGCGATCGTGATCTATCGCCACCGGGCGGTGTTCGATCTTCTCTATCTCTTCGGCAACCTGGACGAGCCGGCCTACATCAAGGGCGGCATGAAGCCCGAGGAGATCGCGGAGCAGAAGGAGCGCTTCAACACCGATCCGGACTGTCGCGTGCTTCTCGGCCAGGCCGAAGCGACCAAGTACGGGCATACCCTGCTCGGCGGCGAGGACGATCGCGACCACTGCTCGACCATGATTTTCTTCGAGAACAGCTACTCGCTCGACACCCGGACCCAGGTCGAGGACCGGATCCACCGGCGCGGGCAGCGCGGCGAGAACGTGCTTTACATCGATCTGGCGGGCACCGAGCTCGACCGGCGCGTGGTCCGCGCGCTGCAGAAAAAAGAAGATCTCTACGCCGCCGTCTTCTCGAAATTGAAGGCCGCGGCCCCGGTTTAAAAAACCGCTTGACACACTCTTTGTGTCCTCTATAACAGACATGTTCAACGAAACCGACGCTCTTTTTCAAAAACGAAAGGGCCACCTGGAGTGTTGCAGATGAAGCTTAAGATAAAGGAAATCGCCGCAAATCCGTTTCGGGATTTCACCCTCTACCCCATTGATGACGAACAGGTGCGGCGCCTGCAACAGTCTATCGATGAGTTCGGATTCTTCTCCGGCGTTACCGCCCGCCGCGCCCATCGTGGCTATGAACTCGCCGCCGGCCACCATCGCCTCGAAGCCGCGAGGCGCGCTGGCCTGACCGAGATCGAAGCCGTTGTCGATAATTATACCGACAACGAAATGGTCGGGATCATGACTTTGGAAAACATGACCCAACGCGGCTTCAACGCCGGCGCCACCCAGGACAGCGTCGCGGCCTACGCGAAGATCGTATCGAAAGCGATCCTGCTGGGAGGCGAAGAAGCCCGTAAATTTCTACAGGGTTCTTCACCGCAAACTCTCGGTATCGCGCAGGATCACATCGCCCAACAGGGCCCCGGCCGAGAAATCATCTACCGAGCCATCAATGGCTTCGGCCTCGAGGAACGCAAGGAACGCAAGGCCGCCGACGCAAAAGCCGAAATGCTGGGTGAAGGGCCAATTCAACAGGCTCTCGCCGCACTCAAACAGGGCGGCATCATGGGGCGCATCGTTGCTGACGCGCTCAAAGAAGTTAAGGCGCTCCGTATCGAACGAGACGCCGCGGAGAAGGCTGCGCAAGAGAAGATTCGTCAAGCCGAGGAGCGCGAAGAAGCCGCCCGCGTCCGCGCGGAAGAGCGCGCCAAGGCTGAACTTGAACGCCAGGCTCGAGCGGAAGAAGTTGCTCGCGAGAAGGCCGAGGCCGCTAAGGCTAAAGCTGCCGCTGCCGAAGGCGCTCGCAAGGAAGCGGCGAAACAAGCGGCGCGCGAAGCTGAGGAGCGCCGCAAAGAAGCGGCAGCGGCGCATAAGCGCGCTCAAAAGGCCGAGACTGAGCGCCGAGAACAGGCGGCGAAGGAGCGCGCCGAGGCTCAAAAGACAGCAGCCAAACGCAAGGCCGACGAAAAGGCTGAAGCCGAGCGCCGGAGGAAAGAGGCCGAGGCCGTTAAGGCGCAGCGCGAGCTCGACCGAATCTACGATCCTGACTGTATTCATGT